GTACACTTGGTGCTAGTTCGGATGAAAACTTCTTCGTTGACTTACCATTTTACTTCTATAAACACCCAGAACTTGCTATACCCCTATGTGCCATAAACAAGCAAGAAGTTGAGGTTGAAATTACACTTAGAAAACCCGAAGAAATCATGGTTGATATTGATGGTAGTCGTGTTACGTCACCCCCTGATATACACATTAAGGACTTTAAACTCTCTACGGAAGTTGTGTTTTTAGATAAAAGTGAGAGATCCAAGATGCAGAAGATGAAGAAGGACTATATCATAACACAGTTACAACAGAATGTATTTGATGTGGGTGTAGGCATTAATGAGGGAACGTTCAATCTTGACTTTAGAAATCCAGTCAAGGAACTCTACTTTGTGATTCAAAGACAAGGTACTAGGGGTAATGGTGTATCACATGGTAACTTCGTGACACCATTTGATTACGATAATACGGCTCTCACAGCTGACAACAAGCGCATTCTTTACGAGAACCTCAATTATCTCACTCTAAAGTTTGATGGTCAGGACATTATTACAGAAGAAACTGGCAATGTTCTTATGTTGAAAGCTGTCCAGGCGGCGATACATCACTCCAAGACACAACTCATTAGGAGATTCTATTCTTATAGCTTTGCTTTACAACCAGAGGAGGCTTATCCTACAGGGCAGGTGAATATGAGTAACGTAAAAGAGCAAATACTTCACCTAAGTCTAACATCGTGTCCAGATTTTGCCAGACAAATTCGGGTATACGCAGTAAATCACAATATTCTTCGTGTTGGTGAGGGAATTGCGCAATCTCTTTTTACTCTTAAATACTAAAGATGAATATGCAAAGTGGTTTTGGTGATGCTGGAGACAGAATGGCTGAACAGTACATTGAAACAATGACTAACATTCTTCTCCCTGTTTTTGAAAAGGGTACCCTACTCGCAGCCGAATATTGCAAGGCTTGTGGGAGAGACACGTTACTCTCAGAAGACATGGAATATGCGATGAAATACTGTGCTATGAACGCAGTCGGGGAGACTGTTGGATCTATGTTTCCAGATTTATACGAAGACGGAGATGACTCCGAGGATGAGGATATGGAGGTTGTAGACTCAAACGAGTGTCCCACATTTGAAAGATACAATGGGTCTGACCCCAAGTTCATTCTAGTAAATGAAGCTTACGATCGTTGGGATTCGTGGATGCCACAAAATCCGACAGAACAGATGTTAAAAAATGCTATTAATAGTAATGAGCCAATGGGAGCCTGAAGGTTGGAACTTTGATGATTCTGGAGTAAAACTTCATGTTTATGGCGATAACGATTCAGAAAGCAGCTCTAGCGGAGATATATCAGGGGACGATCAACTCTTTGCGAATTCAAAAAACGCCAAAAAGACTAAATATAAAAAAATTGAAAAAGAAGAATTATTACCAGAATAAATAATTTTCCTAACCTATAGTATACTACTTACAATGAAGGCGGCTATGCAAACTGTCACCCTTGTTACCCAGGAGCTGGAGACCCAGTCTCTCAATGCGATTGTTGCCGGTTTCTCTTTCGCGGCGGCGATGTCCTGGATGGATGTCGTCCGTTTCATCATTAACCAGGTCATCAAGGTACCCAAGAATGGTGGTACCCAGTACGCGCTCACTGCGGTGCTTACTACCCTCCTCTCCATCGCGGTCTACATGATGATCTCCACTGTGTCTACTCGCGTATCCAAGCCTGCTCAGCCCGTCTATGCCATTACCCGCTAAGTGGGTGGTGGAACGGGTGGGGCTTTAGATCCCCCTTTCATAAGAAACATCAATACAATACCGAAAAAGGCAATAATGCCTATGTAAATATAGACTTCCTGGTTGTACAGAATCTCGCTTCCCAGATTCTTTACTTTCTCCTTTTTCTTCTCCTTTTCTTTTTTCGCAAACTTATCCAATGGAACTTTGGTTAGACCCTCAAGCTTGTCTGTGGAACACTTAATCTCGAACTTTAGAACATGTTCAGTGTTACCAACTTCATATGTTGTGAGAACGCCGTTATTCATGTACAAAAATTCAATTCCTATATCTTTGATAACCTTCTGTGGTCCTGAGTGAAATCGGTGTACGAGGGGATCATCAGAACCGTTAAATGTTATACTGGTTGTACCATCGAGAAGGATATGACCAGTGTAATGTGGTGTACCCACATACACAGATTGATTGAGTTCATCTGAACCAGAAGACAGTCTCAAAATTAAGGAATTGGGTGAAGGTGATTGAGGTGTAGGGATGCGTGCAGACATAAGTCGTATCTCTTCGACGTGATATATAGGATTTTCTAACGCAATGACGTAGTTATTAGAGTTTGGGTATACACTCGAATCACGCTGACTACTATCTATGCTTAGGGTATGGACCTTCATTAAAATATAGGCACAATATTTTAATGAGTGTTTTCAACAGTTTGATACAAATATCTAACGATAGAGGGCATGTGAAAGAGGGTTGTTTTGTAACTGCTTGGCGGCGAGACCAAGATTCTTGGAGTTGGGATTTTCATTACCCTTGTAAGGGTTGAACTGATGGAACGTCTTGCTCTGGTACTGCTGGGTCCATCCACCGTCAGCCGCATTCATGCGTCCATCAATGCGCGAGGTGTCACTGCGAACCGCGGTAAGTTTACCACCTTGCTTGAGGGCGCTCTCACGAACATTCATACGACCAGCGTTGCCCATCCTGTTTGGCTTGCCTCTACGATCTTCTGGGCGGAAACCATACTTGGCGAGTTCCTCATTGGTCTTAGCACTGACCCGGCTCGCAGCACCAGTGGCGTAAGCACCATGGAAACTGTGAATACCTGGGGCTGGTTGGTTGTTGTACATGTACTGCTCATCGTTGCGATCAGCCTTGAACCTCGTGGGATCCTGGGCGAGCGTCTGAGCCGAAACCATACGCTTAGCACCATTGTATCCTAAGCCATCATTGCGCATACCAGTTTCGGAACGGTTGGTGGTTCTCTTAGTTCTCTCATGTTCGTTACGAGGAACGACACCAGTCATGCCCTGAGCACGACCAGCCATAGTAGGTAACCTAGAGGGTAAGTAAGAGGTTGTCTCGGGTTTGTTATGAGTAAGTTGACCAACCTTCGCAGAGCGACCACCGGTAATATCCGCAGCTGGACCAGAACGTCCTGGTAAAGTTGTAAGACGGTACTCACCAACATTGATAGGATTGACCCTAAACATCTGTTGATACCCACCAACAGCCGGCACATTGGCGTCAACACCTAGACCGGGGCCGACCAGTTGCTTCTCTACTGGAGAAAGGTTATTCATGCGCCCCTGATCGAACATACGACCACGCATGTCAAGTAATTCTTGTCCACCACTTCGTTGCTGACGACCAATATCCGCGAAACTTGCCATCTCCTTCTTGGATGGGACTTCTACTCGGGAAACAAAATCATTCTCTTTGAATGTAGGAGGAAGAGCGGGACCAGCCCCACTATCATTTGCTAATGTGATATTTGCCTCTGGACTATAGTTTTCAGTCTTGGACTTACTTAAAGTCCTTCCAGCGTAAACGAGACCAGCTACGGCTAAAACCGAAATAGGATCAGCCATTCTTATTTCTTACTGACATTTTTATTAACGTATCTTTTCTGGAAAAGACCATTTTGAAGATCGGCGCGGGTGCTGGCGGGTTCATATTTGATGGTGCGGAGAGGGACCTTGCACTCCATGTTGGACAGAGGGAAAAGATTGCGCTCATACGTCTGAACGATGTGCTTGTTGAAACGAGAAGTAGATTGAGGTCTAAGTTCGTCACTCGTATCGATGTATTTCGCTGGGGCACCCTTACCAGCCATATAAGGTGCGGTACCATACAACATAGTGTTGGGACGGGATCCGTAATTTAATTGACTGGGCTGAGGGTAAACGAAAACTTCATCGGTAGCTTTAACGGGTGGGACAGCACCCTTGTTCTCAATAATAGAAAGACCTGGTTGAAGCTGGTACGCCATTTATTATTACACAAGAATATTAATCTAACTATACGTTCCGCCACCGCCCCTCACACGACCACCACCTCTGAGACCTCTCACATCCCCATCAGAACCGATACCAGCGAAAGCTTCTAATTGAACACCCCTCGCATCGGGGTTGCAAAATTTGGAATCACTCTTACACATGGGAGCATTCTTGGGACCATACAACCACTCAGCAAACTTGGTCTGATCGCCTGGAATTTTTGACACTGGTGCGGTAACAAACTGACGCTCAAAAGCATTACGCTTGTACATGGGTAAAGTGGAACGAGAACGTCCAGAATCAAACGACACCTGATCACCACTGAATTTTTTAATTAAAGGTTGGGCTGTGGCATAATAGCAGGCTTCCAGACGATTTGGGGCATCTGTGTAATCTGTCATGAGCACGTTACCGAGGGGATTCTCCTTGGTGGGCTTCTGACATACATCCGCTTTGTCTGTGGAACCATATGGCTCCTTGACAAGTTTCGCCTTGTACATCACATAAATGATAGATAACATCGTTGCGCCTAGAACGAATATACGAGGATCCCGACGAATCACGAATAAAACACACATGGTGTAAATAATAAATCGTGACGCCGAATTGATCCTATCCTCTGGTGTTTGTTTGCTGTTAGGCCAGAACTCTAGAATTTTTTTATTACTGACAAGTTGTTGAGGATCTTCGAACCAAACTTTCATTTAATATAGATGAGGTTTATTTTTTGGGGAGACGGCGAGTACCATTCTTTTTAGGAGCACCCAAATCCATATCTCCCATACCAGCCATCATACCAGACATAGAACCCATCATCTTCATGAGTGCATCCTGATTAATATCACCACCGTCACCTGACGCCATCTTATCAGCCACATCCTTGGCCATAGCCTCAATGGCGGTGAGGGTATCCTCGGGGACAGATTGGATGGTGGTTCCTAGAATGTACAAAGTTTGGAGATACTGCCAAACAGCATCCTTGGTACCATCATTCATACGCTTCCATAGATTGATGATATCTATTTCATTCAAAAAGTCAATATCCTTGGAATGAATGAGAATGAAATCCTCATTCTTGGCAGATACACTATCCGCATGGGGTTTAACACTATCCATGAACCCATTGACTAGGAGACGAGGACTTGTACTCTTAAGAAGGTCGAACGAGGTTAACATCTTCTTAATGCTTTTTTCATCTGGAAAAGTCTTGTGCAATTCCACAAGAAATTGCCCCATCATGTCATTAAACGCAGTGACGGACGCCATTTTCTTAATAGTACGGTGTAATCTTTAAGTTAGAAAGGATCGTTAGAAATAACCTCTTTTTGACCAAGACCATTCACCACAATTACGTATACGAGAATTGCTACGAGTACGGCTGGTTTGGTGTATTGATTCATTTCTAACTTACCTTCATTATTCAAATATGCTTTGAGGTGAATATAACCCGCCGTCGTAGCACCGGCAATTAGGCCAGCATATACTGGGTCACGTAAATAGTCGGAGAGTTCCATTTAATTATAACCAACTTTTTTTGTACGGTAGTCTGGTGCGTCGCCAAATAATACATCATCTTCCTGCTGAGGTTGTGCTTGTGGCTGTGGCTGTGGTTCTGGTTCTGGTTCTTCCATTGGATCGGGTGATTGAACACCTGGCACAGTCTTGAATTCATTATCAAACTCACCTGGCTCCTCCATTTCGGGATTCCCCACTGGCTGCATTTCCTGGAGTTCCTCTGGGGAACCACCTTCGGGTTCTGGTTCTGGTTCTCCTTCCCCATCAAAGACGTCAGGATCCTCTGTATCTTGAACATCCCCATCTAGATCTATGTCTCTAGACTCTTGGGACATGTACGTCTGTAAAATCTGTTGAACCGGGATTAACTCCTTCACAGAGTTTTCAATAGCTATGCAGAAACGAGTAGTTAACTTCTCATCTCGGTGGTAGATGCTCTGATCTTCATGGAAAACGTAGGGATCACGGTAGAGATCTTTGGCGATGTTATTGTAGCAGGTTTGAATGAAAACCTCATTTGTTGGTAGCTTTAGGGAGATCTTCTTGTTGTCAGCCTTAAGGCGGACCGCAGAGAGAATCTTTGTACAGGCAACAAAGACAGCCGCTAAAAGATCACTAAACCAAGCGCATCGGTTTGCGATGTTATCCGAATGTTGTTTAGACATAGCGTTAGACCAGTTTGGAACCTCTTGGAGTAACTTCTGAAACATCATGAGATGCTTCTTCCCCTTGGAGAGAGTATGAGCCTCCGCATACATATCATTGAAAACGTCAATCATAGGTGGACACATAATAATGCACATTTGCCCGAGATATTCCTTCTTCGCCTCGACGAGCACATTCAAATTGTCCATTTATGATTAAGTAGGTTTAAAAATCAAATTTTACTACGCACTTCTCCTGTACTTGTTGGCCATCTTCTTAAGATTCATGAGATCTGGAAAGGCCACCTCTTCTTCATCTTCTTCACGTTCTTTCTTCCGCTTTGGTACTGACCAAGAGACATAAATGTCATATTCACTTATAAGTTGTACAGTGAAGCCACCAAGTTGAAATTGTCTAACAACATAGCGAGCGGCGGCTCCTCTGTCAAACACTGGATATCCTATTAAAATTACTGGAACAGTCAAGAATACCTGTTTATGACCAAGTTCTACACANTGTTTAATCTTCGATGAAAATTGTTCGTAAATTTTTGTATAGATCTCTTTTCGTATTCTTTTTCTCTTATCATCAATTTGTATTATGTCATTGATGTTGATCATTACAATTAGCTCAATTTATTTTTTATCAAATCTAACTCACCAACATTAGGGACTGCACTTTCCTTAACGAGCTTGTAATCGATAAACTCTTTACCCATAGAACCCTTGGTGTACACCTTTACTTTGTCGGGTGCCTGATCACTGAGGGGTTGAGAACGAAGAGAAATCAACTTAAGTTTTCCGTTGCTGATGCTAAAGGTTGAGATGACAGCGAAACCAAAGGAGAAACCATCGTTGCGAACCACCATGAAAGTGGCTTCATAGAGTTGATCAGTCGTGCCCTCATACACCTTAACGGACTGAGTCTCGATTATGTAAGTTGAGAATCCAAGGCGTTTGTTGATCTCCTTGTTTGTTTGAAGAACCAATTTCTCCATGGTGTCGTGGTCAACTTTACCCTCAACCTGAGAGTAACCGGAGAGATCTGGTCTGGGGTCGTTAAGCTTGACATAATCAACGGGCTTCTTGTACCCTGAGAATCCAAAGGTCTCTGTGAAATTTTCACGCCTGATCATAGTCAGGACGAGTAACATAAGTAAAACACCGATGACGATCTTGAATGAATCCATCTTTACTATAATGCGTTAATTTTTTTTTACAAAATACCCCATATAGTAGTAGATGTCGCTGTTGATATATAGCCCGAGGTGTAAACACTCTATGGATATCGTCAAGTATATCAATGGTAATCAACAATTGAAACAATTAATACATTACCATAACGTGAACACACAGGGTATACCTCCCCAGTATAAGACTAAAATAAACCGCGTACCGACCATGCTCACCAAGAATGGAAAGATCCTAGTTGGTGGCGAAATAAAAAACTGGCTTGACTCCCTTTTACCCAAAAAGGATATTGAACATGCTGGATTTGGTGGTGGTGTATCTTCAATGTCAACAATAGATGGAAATGATAGAGATCCGAACATGTTTTATCTAGACAACTACGGTCAGTCTCTTCAGCCAGCTATGACAAAGGAACTAGAGGATAAAATCAGTAGAGATGTCAATAAAGGAGAAGTTTATACAGATTTAAAGATGTAACGCGTTTTTTGAATAGTCATGAAATTAGTTTCTATACAGGCTTCGGCCTTTAAGTCTACTTTTGAAGTTTTAAAGGATATTCTCAACGACGTGAATATCTATTTCCGTCCACAAGGGATGTACATAGTTACCCTAGATACAGCGAGAACCTCTCTCATTGATCTGTTTCTAGCTGCTGATAACTTTGAGGAGTATCACTGTGATCAGGAAGAGATAATCGCTGGTATCAACATTTCCAACACCTTCAAACTCATGAAAACGATAACCAACAATGATGTCATCAAACTTGAGATTAATTCAAAGGAATATATGGATATTGAGATTACGAGTGAATCCAAGAAGACGAGTACTAAATTTCAACTCAAACTCTTAGATATTAACGAAAATAGTATAGAAGTTCCTGATGTTATGATGTCTACTATCACAACTCTACCCTCCGCCGATTTCCAAAGACTTTGTCGTGACATGTCCAACCTTGGTTCGGAAATTGAGATCAAGAGGGATGGTAAACTTCTTCACCTTTCATGCATGGGGGATTTCGCAAACCAGGAAACCTCAATTGAGTGTCCCGATGATAGTCCTAAAATTTCGGGCTTATACAGTCTAAAATACTTGAATATCTTTACAAAGGCGACGAGTATGTGTGCGTCTGTGCAAATTATACAAGAAACGGGTAATAGATTCCTAATCTTGAAATATAATGTCGCTAATTTGGGAGAGCTTAAATTTTACCTAGCTACTAAGGTAGCCGAAGATCCGTAGTAAATCCAACTGTTGTTTGGATCACCTTTTTCATACCTATTCCATTCATTAAAATGATTCTCGGTAATTCATCCTTTAGGTATTCGGGTTCATAATATAAAAAATCAATCAGTGAAACCTTTTGTCCATGGAAGTCGTTCCTAGGACCAGCGTACCGTTTCACCTTTTCAGTAATGTTTCTAATTGGCTTGTCATCATGGTCAACTATCCAAGCACTACTCAAAGGGATATTAAATGTCATACCAGATTGTTCTTCTTCACCTGGTGTAAAGTTGATGTCATTGGATACAACGCTGTATATCTTACCGTTGAAATAATACTTAATTCGTAGAATGATGTGCTCAACGTTTTGGGGTATCGTTGTATTTCTAAAATCTTCGCCTGTGACATCTACGTAGAAGTTATCCAATATACCATCCCAATCCTTACTTTCCTTTTCCCAAAACTCATCCTCCACTAAATACTTCATATCAGTGTTTACTGTATATTCAATTTCTTCTGACACGATACTGTAATCATTTGGAGTAACAAGTTTTTTATAAAAGAAGTAAAGGTTACTTAAAAGTTTGACCAACATCCTTATATAAGAATGGAAGGTAATTTTTTAAGTAGATATAACAACAAGATAGAAGAGTGGACTGAGCTTATTAAGAACGATCCAGTGAATAAATCTAATTATGAAAGAGAAATGTCTGATTACATGATAAAGTGTATGCCCTTTATTGAAAGGCATATGACTGGTGAGACGGAAACGACACATACAGACAATGTCTTTAACCTGAAAGAGACTGTTGGTCTAGCTAGAAAAGATATTTTCACTGATTATCTAGTTGAAGTGGAGAATAAGAATATATCTAGACCAGTGGAGAGAACGGTTGAGATGTGTTCACACTGTGAATACAGTAATATCATTCTCGTTCAAAGTACAAGTGATTTGATATGTGATGGTTGTGGTAGAGTTGTTGCAGCCCATATAAACGAAGAACTTACATATCGTGAAGAGCAAGAGACATCCGAGAAGATCGTAAACTATTCATACAAGAGAGAGAATCACTTTAATGAGTGGCTATCACAATTCCAAGCACAAGAAACGACCACTATACCACCCGAAGTTATGGAACAACTTAGATCAGAACTCAAGAAGATGAAAATCAAGAATCTAGAGGATATTACCCATGCGAAAATTAGGGGGCTTCTCAAGAAGCTTCGTCTCAATAAATACTATGAACATGTACCATACATCACAAATATTTTGAATGGAATCAAACCTCCAAATATGCCCTCAGAGTTGGAGGAGTGCCTACGTTTAATGTTCAAGGATATTCAACGACCTTTTGACGACAATTGCCCAACTGAACGCAAAAACTTTTTGAGTTACTCATATGTACTCTACAAGTTCTGTGAACTTCTCTCCGAGGATGATTACTTACAGTACTTCCCCCTCCTCAAATCAAAAGAGAAACTGTACCAACAAGACGTCATATGGAAGAAGATCTGTCATGACCTCAAATGGGAATTTATTCCTACAGTATAGTAGATGGCAGTGATTTTTATGCTAAGTACCAATGGGTATCTCAGTCAACATGGATACGTAGATGTCAAGAAAAAGACCAAACTTTCTAGACATCGTGCGTTGATGCGGGTTTTCCGTTCAGGTGAATCACCATTACGTTTATTTCGAAGACTTCATGCACTCGTGATTCTTTTCAAAAACAAGGATCCGAAACTTTCCAAAATTTTCAAAGAGGACAGGAATTGGGTTAAGAAAAAGTTGATGTAGAAAAAGATCTTTATCTTCTAAAAAAGATTTTTCGAAAAAAAAATATTGAAATATATTAATGTGGTTACTCCTAGGATTAGCACTTTTGATGAACACTCTTGTTGGAAGATTCATATCTAGGGTAAGGGGTGAGGGTTTTGGTGGAAAAATTAGAGATGTTGGATTTGATGTGTTACCTGACCTTACCAAGTATGAATTCCTTCATGATGTGACGTTGATTGTACCACTTGTTCTTTTGGTTCTTAATTGGAACAGGATTAACCAAAATGGGTACATATCCTTCTTGACAGCTATGTATTTCATGAGGGCTCTCTCAAATATGGTGACCCAATTCCCCCGTGCAAAGTCTAAACCGTGTAATGAGGGTAGCCCACTTTCCAACTGTAACGATTACATGTTCTCTGGGCACACCACCTTCAACATAGTCACTTCGTACTTCTTGAAGAATGGTATGTTCCCCATTTACCCCATACTTTCATCCCTCACAACAATTTCTACGAGGGCACACTATAGTGTTGATGTTCTTATGGCTTGGATTATCTTTTTCGCACTTAAGTCCAGGATTAAAGGATAAATTACAAACATAAACAATGACATCCAACGACGAACAACTCCTATTCGCACTTTATGAATTTGAAAATGCGCGTCCACGTATACTTTCTTATCTAGAGCGTACATACGAAGATCCAGCGGTTCAGCACTGTGTAGATCAAGCTAAACATCATCTAAAATTGGTGCACGAACTGTTGGAAGGAGCTGTGTTAAATCCGCAGACACATTACGATGATGCTCGTACATTTTATCAAACGCTTTGGAAAGTTCTCCCTCTGATGACTTTACTTCAATCTTTCGAACCTCAACCTCCCGACCCGGTTGAAGAGGGAAGTTCACCAGATACGCTGTCTTCAAACCAGTCAAGTCAAGATATTTTTGAGCCTGTAACTCCATCCCATCAGTCAGAGCCCTAATAGCTTTTAGTTCTACTATTGTAGTGTCATCTATGATAATATCAGCTCTCAATTGTCCAACTACATGACCCCTAAACCTGACCAATATATGTCTCTCAGATTCATATGGAACTCTTTTCTCCCTTAGATACACTTCAGCAGCATTGTGATATACTCTCTCACTGTAACCAGGTCCCAGTTCAGAATATATCTCCTTCATCATATCTTCTATATTTATAGACGTCATCTATAAAGAAATGTTTAATTTTCTCTATATATGTTAAGATGTCTCAGAGCAACAACAACAAGTTGGAGAAGATGAAAGCCAACTTACGTAATGTAAGTCGTAAAGCTGCGTTGAATACCGGGCGCTTCAAATTGGAGCGAGCGTTGAAGAGGTTGAAAAATACCCCCATCACGTCCGAGCGTCACCAGACAGCCGCCAAGAAAATTCAAAAGGCTTGGAAAGAACTCAACAAGTCTAAGATTCCAAAATACAAGGAAGAAAAGACTAAGAGATTGGCGAACGAAGCTAATCAATTACTGAAAAATATCGCAGCAATCAATCTTAACAATATTACAACGCGGATGAATAAACTCAATATGACGAACAAAAATAACAATGGAAATGTCATCATGGGTAATGCGGCACCCGTCCGTAAGAAGAAGCGTAAAAGTGCTAACAGCAACAGCAATAGCAACAATAACCAAACACGAGCTTACAGGAAGAGACAAGTCAATCTACCCAATATAAACATTGGTGGTGGAGGTATGGGGTGTGGATATGCGGGTATTCCACGGTATATGCAAAGAGCACAAGAAAGATTTGACAACGCGAATGTAGTTTCAGCCTTCCTAGACTACACCATTGCCACCGATCAACATGGTATATTGAAGAATATATCCAAAATATTGAACAGACGTGGCGCGGCAAACACATCTTCTAGAATTTCCGTGGGTAAGCAAGTTCACTTCTTCATGGTTGGTATACGGGATGTGGACAAGGCACACGCAATTAGTGTCTTAGTTGATCCCGGTGTTCATACGAATGAATTTAGGATGTGGGTATTTGACCCCCATGGTCAAGCTTCTAGGGGTTCCATTTGGGGTACTACTATGCGTCAAAAAGTAGTACCAATCATTAAAGATTTATGGGGTTCAAACTTCACGGTTAGATATTACAATGGTCCCAACTTACAAGCGGATAACAACCGGGGTGTCTGCACAACCTTCTACGTTACTTTCATGGACTACATTCGAGCTCTCATAGCTGGAGAAAACATCAATGGAATAACTCGTTTTGCGGCACAGGACTCTACCGCCAGAAGAAAATACTTCTTAAATTTCCCCCCCGAAATTAAGAGTTTAGTTGTAGTTAAAAACAAAACGCGATAAAGTCTCAGTGTATAATAGGTAGTGTCAATGAAATTTAGACTCATGCGCCCAAATATGGCGATAAGAAAAAAGAGAATAAAACTCTCTCGTGAAGTCGTTCACGATTTGAAAGAAGTGAGTAAGTTATCTTCTGTCAAACAATGGGAATTTGCGGGTAATATTGAGTACAAAAATTTCAAGTTTAGTAAACCAACTATTGTTACATCAAAAAAACGGAACCGCGTCGAAGGTCCTGAAATTGATAGAGTTTGGTATTCTGAAATGTCATTTCACACACATCCCGGTATTGGTCACCATGACGGAACTGTATGTCAAAATACACCGGTATTCGCAACCCTTCCTAGTAACGCAGATTTTGACGCATATATCAAAGGGTTTCCCGAAATGCAAGTCAATATAATTTGTGATTCACACGGATATTACGTTATCAATATCCTTAAATCGGCGTACATGAGAGCATCGCCTTTACCTGAGGCTGTACACGAATATATGAGAAAGGTACGCAGTAAACCATTCATGCGTATTTGTGTATTTTCAGATAATGGAATTGAATATTTTCAAACCACTGTAAAAAATTGGAAAAGAGAAATTAACGAGTACACCGACCCAGAAATGATGAAACTTTTTGGAGTATCAATTCGTTATTATGGATATGACGATGATCCCCCAATTGTTACTGTCTATCGGGATATAGACGTAGTATAGCATCTTCTAATTCATCCACTTCATACCAAGCCCAATGACATTCGGATGAGTCCTTGTCAATCTTACAAATTTCCTGTGCTTCTTTTATCGCTTCAGTAAAACGGAAACGAAGTCTCAGATTCTCCCTAATTGGTCTCACTTCTACGATACTTGGTCTCTGATACATATTCTCAAGAACATTCCGTCGAGTCTTTGCTAGTTTAATCTTGTAAAGACTGTTTTCGGAGAAGGTGGCTACACATTTCATTTAATATATGAGGGTATTAAAGTTTTAAGTCCATATATAATTATAGGATGCCCTATAACGTTGAAGCTTGTAATTTCAAGTACCGGGTCTCTTCCCTTGAGAGAGTTGTAGATGGTGACACAATTGATGTAAATATTGATCTAGGTTTTGACGTATGCACAAAGCAGCGTGTTCGCCTTCTAGGGATTGACACACCAGAGTCCAGAACCCGTGACCCCGAAGAGAAGAAGTTCGGTCTTCTATCCAAGAAGAAGCTAAAGGATTGGTGTCTCAAGGCTGTTGCATCTGAG